TGGAATAATGAGGTTGAAGGATTAAAAGGCGACCAGGATGCTCTAAATGAGTTTTACCGACAATTCCCTAGAACAGAGGAACACGCTTTTAGAGATGAAACAAAAAATAGTATATTTAATTTAGCAAAAATATACGAACAAATAGATTACAACGAAGACCTAAGGAACAGTAATGTATTAACTAAAGGTAGTTTTCATTGGGAAAACGGTATTAAAGATACCAAGGTGGTATTCACGCCAAACCCTCAAGGAAGATTTTTAATTTCTTGGACACCTGAATACAGTATACAAAACAGGCAAGTAATCAAGAACGGCGTTAAACATCCTGGCAATGAGCACATGGGGGCTTTTGGTTGTGATAGTTACGATATATCAGGTACAACTGACGGCAGAGGATCTAAGGGTGCTTTGCACGGTTTAACCAAATTTAGTATGGAAGACGCTCCGCCAAGTACTTTCTTTTTAGAGTATGTAGCAAGGCCTCAAACTGCTGAGATGTTTTTTGAAGATGTACTTATGGCATGCGTATTTTATGGAATGCCTTTATTGTGTGAAAATAACAAGCCAAGACTTTTATATTACTTTAAAAGAAGGGGCTATAGAGGTTACTCTATGAACAGACCAGACAAGCTATGGAACAAGCTATCTGTTACCGAAAAAGAAATAGGTGGAATACCAAATTCAAGTGAGGATATAAAACAAGCACACGCTGCTGCTATTGAAATGTATATAGACAGACACGTAGGGCTTAATGACGAAGGAGAGTACGGGACAATGTATTTTAATGAGACATTAAACGACTGGTCTAAATTTGATATAAATAATAGGACGAAGTTTGATGCAGCTATTAGCTCTGGGCTTGCCATAATGGCTTGTAACAAAGATCTATATAGGCCTAGTAATATTAGGCAGAGGCAAGTTGTTAATTTAAGATTTGCGAAATATACCCACGAAGGTAACGCATCAAAAATAATAAAAAGATAATATGGCGATAAATGCAATAAATAGTTTTTTCCCTAGCCAGGTAGTAAGTGATCAAGAAAAAGTTTCTGAGAGTTACGGATTACAGGTTGGTAGAGCGATTCAAAACGAATGGTTTTCCAGTAATACAGGGGCTACTCGCTATAGAAGCAATCAAAATACTTTTCATAACTTAAGATTATATGCAAGAGGTGAACAACCTGTGCAGAAGTATAAAGACGAACTTTCTATTAATGGAGATTTATCTTACTTGAATTTAGATTGGAAGCCTGTGCCTATATTATCAAAGTTTGTTGATATAGTTGTAAACGGGATCGCAGATAGATCTTTTGATATTAGTACATATTCACAAGACCCATACGGGGTAAGCAAGCGATCTGCTTATATGGAATCCGTAATAAGAGATAAGCAAACGGAAGAGCTTAACAATTTTGCGCAAGAAAACTTTGGTATTAATCTTTTTGAAAACCCCCCGGAAACATTACCCGATTCACAAGAGGAGCTTGACATACACATGCAACTTACTTACAAGCAAGGTATTGAAATAGCGGAGGAAACTGCTCTTAATACATTACTTGATGAGAACAGATATGATTTAACAAAAAGAAGAACTTACTTAGATCTTGCGACTTTAGGTATCGGGGCTGTTAAAAATAACTTTTCAGAATCAGAAGGAGTAACTATTGATTACGTTGACCCAGCTTATTTAGTATACTCTTATACTGAAGATCCTTATTTTCAAGACATATATTATGCTGGCGAAGTAAAATTTGTACCTATAAACGAGCTTAAAAAGCAATTCCCAAGTTTAACGCAGGATCAATTAGAAAGAATCCAGCAACAAGGAACACAAAATTACGGGGTCTTTGATACTAACGTAAGTAACGAATATAACAACAATAGAGATTCAAACGTCATACAGGTTTTATACTTTAATTATAAAACTTACATGAATGAAGTATACAAAGTTAAAGAAACTTCCACAGGGGCAACTAAGATAATAGTAAGAGATGATCAGTTTGATCCACCAGTAGAGATGCTTGAGGAACAATTTGGCAAAATGTCAAGATCACTTGAAGTACTTTACGAAGGGGTAATGATTGTTGGTACTGATATTATGCTTAAGTGGGAAATGGCAAAAAACATGATGCGCCCCAAAAGTGACGTAACTAAGGTTAAAATGAATTACGCTATTACTGCCCCTAGAATGTACAAGGGTAGAATAGAATCATTAGTAAGCAAGTGCACGGGATTTGCTGACATGGTGCAACTAACTCACTTGAAATTGCAACAAGTGCTACAAAGAATGATACCTGATGGTGTTTATCTTGATGCTGATGGAATCAACGAGGTTGATTTAGGTAATGGCACAAATTACAATCCTCAGGAAGCATTGAATATGTTTTTTCAAACGGGTTCTATAATAGGTAGATCATTCACACAAGAAGGGGACATGAACCCTGGTAAAGTACCTATACAAGAAGTACCTACGGGTAGTGGTGGCCAAAAGCTACAAACATTAATATCTACGTACAACTATTATCTGCAAATGATAAGAGATGTAACCGGATTAAACGAAGCAAGAGATGGCTCTACACCTGATTCTAGAGCATTAGTAGGTGTACAAAAATTAGCGGCAGCAAATTCAAACACCGCAACAAGGCATATATTGGATTCTGGTTTGTATTTAACAAGAGAGCTTTGCGAATGTTTGTCACTTAGAATATCGGATATAATAGAGTACCATCCAGCTAAAGAAGCATTTATAACTAAAATAGGTAGATTTAATGTAGGCATACTGGAGGAAATGTCAAATTTATACATGCACGACTTCGGAATATCCCTGGAACTAATGCCTGACGAAGAAGAATCTCAAATGCTCGAAAACAATGTTCAAATCGCTTTGCAACAAGGCTCTATAGATTTGTCTGATGCGATAGATATACGAGAGGTAAGAAATATAAAGCTAGCTAACCAATTATTGAAGGTTAAGCAAAAGCAAAGACAAGCTAGGCTACAGGAAGAACAACAAGCCAACATACAAGCTCAAGCTGATGCTAATGCTCAGGCACAACAAGTTGCTGCTCAAGCAGAAATACAAAAAGACCAAGCTCTATTTCAAACTAAATCGCAACTAGAACAACTTAAAGGTACTTTAAAGCAGCAAGAAATGTCCGCTGAAGTAAAAGCTAAGAAAGAATTAATGGAATTAGAGTTCCAGTACAACATGCAGCTCAAGGGTCTTGAGGTAGAAAAAAACAAAGCCAAGGAGACGGAAATTGAAGATCGCAAAGATCAAAGAACGCGAATACAAGGGACTCAGCAAAGTCAAATGATTGAGCAGCGAAAGAACGATTCTCCAGCCAAAAACTTTGAGTCTTCAGGAAATGACGTAATGGGCGGAGGATTTGGCTTAGGTGCGTTCGATCCTAAGTAATAATAATAGTAACAATAATTATATAATATTTTATCATGGAAGAAAATCAAGAAATTGTAGAACAGCCAGTAGCGGAAGTTACGGTTGATGATACAAGCCCGACATCAATGGGCGACGACGGAACAATTAAACTAGATATGGGTAAATTCGCTGAACCCTTAGCAGAAACACCTATTGAGCAACCAGTTGAAGAACAGCCAATTGCAAAGGCACCAGCAGAACCTGCATTGGAAGCAGCTATCGAGGAGACCGTTTTAGAAGAGGTATCAGAAGAAGAGGTAGTGGAACAGGTAGAAGAGCTAACCGAACAAGTTGAGCAAGCTATAGTAGAAGCAAACGCAGGCGTTGAATTACCTGAGAATATTCAGAAGGTGGTAGACTTTATGAATGAAACCAGTGGCTCACTGGAAGATTACGTTAGGCTTAATCAAAACTACGAAGATTTAAACGAGGACCAATTGCTAAAAGAATACTATGCAAACACTAAGCCTCATTTAGAAAAAGAAGATATTGATTTCCTAATGGAAGACAATTTTCTTTATGACGAAGAATTTGACGAAGAGCGAGATGTTAAAAGAAAAAAATTAGCCCGAAGAGAAGAATTAGCAAAAGCTAAAGCTCATTTAACGGGAATGAAAGATAAGTACTACGAAGAAATTCGTGGAGGAGCTAGATTAGCACCTGAACAAAAGAAAGCGGTAGAGTTTTTCAATCGCTATACAAAAGAAAACGAAACAGCAACTCAATTAGCTAAAAAGCAATCAGAAGTGTTTTTAAACAAAACAGAAAACGTTTTTAACCAAGATTTCAAAGGTTTTGATTATCAGGTTGGAGACAAAAAATTCCGTTTTAAAGTTAAAGACGCACCTTCTATTAAGGAAACCCAAAGTGACATTAACAATTTCGTCAAGAAGTTCTTGGACAAAGATAATGCAATGTCAGATGCTGCGGGTTACCATAAGGGATTATTTACAGCTATGAATGCAGATTCAATTGCAAATCATTTTTATGAGCAAGGCAAAGCCGATGCAATGAAAACGAGTATAACTAATTCGAAAAACGTACAAATGGGCGCGAGAGGCGTTCACGAGGATGTTAAAGCACCGAATGGTTGGTCAGTTAGATCTGTTGATTCCGGGGGAAGTGATTCAAAACTGAGAATTAAAAAATTTAAACACATTAAATAACAAAAATTATGGCAACAGGATTTGCAACCGCGCCGGCTACATTAGCCAATTTAGCGCACTTAACACCACGTCCAGTAAAAGGATTATTCGGAGACAACTATTTAGCTCTTGCGGATATGGACTGGGCACAACAATTTTTACCTGAGGTATACGAAAAAGAAATCGAGCGTTATGGAAACAGAACAATCACTGGATTTTTACGTATGGTCGGAGCTGAGATGCCAATGGCGTCAGATCAAGTAGTTTGGTCAGAACAAGGAAGATTACACATTGCTTATGATACTGTTACTTCTGGTGCAGCAGCAGCTAAAACTATTATATTACCTTCTCCTGGAGCGGATGGCAAAGTGCCATTACTAGGACCTGGTATGACGGTAGTAATAGCTTTAGGTAATGAAACAGTAAAAGCTTTCATAAAGTCTGTAGGGGCTTTAGCAGGTGGATTACAAACGTATAACATTGAAGTATATGATACTGCCAATGGTCAACTGCCAGCAGCCTTAGCGGGTGCAGTAGCAGGAGCGCCACTTAGCTTATTCGTATATGGATCTGAATATGGTAAAGGATCTAGCTTAGCTGGTAATTCAGTTGACGCTTCTTTTACAACTTTCAGTAACAAGCCAATCATCTTAAGAGACAAGTATGCCGTTAACGGATCAGACGTTGCTCAAATTGGATGGGTTGAAGTTACTACTGAGATCGGAACTGGAGGATACCTATGGTACCTAAAGTCTGAGCATGAGTCTAGAATTCGTTTTGAAGATTACTTAGAGATGTCTATGGTTGAAGCCAAAGATGCTCAAAGTGCATTTACTGACGCAGCAGGGGCTACTATCTCAGGTATGCAAGGTTTGTTTGATTCATTAGAAACTAGAGGACTAGTATTTAACGATCCAGACTTTGACATCGCAGGAGGTCTTGCACAATTTGACACTATATTAGCAGAGCTTGATAAGCAGGGAGCGATTGAAGAGAACATGATGTTCTTAGATCGTGGTACTTCTTTAAGCATTGACAATATGTTGGCTGCGCAAAATTCTTACGGAGCAGGTGGTACATCTTACGGTGTATTCGAAAACTCTGAA